TACTTTCGAACGTTCAAGTGTAAAACAATATTACACCTATGTTGGAGCTTTCTCCACCGTTCCTCCTACGGTAAATGCTGTAGACTCTGATACACTTGTTGTAAAACCTGGTATTGATCAATATGAAATACCGGCAGGTTCAGCTGCTGCTTATGCAATTTCTAAAATATCCGGAATAACAGCCAGCGATAAAGGACGTAACATAACGTTGATCGGAACGGCTGTTGCAAATCCAGCCTCTATTTCAGACGGAACACTATTCACTCTTGAAGACGGTGCATCTTGGACTGCGAAAGCTGGAAGCAGAATCACCTTACGCATCCTTGATACTACAACTTTGGTTGAAGTGGATGGAACAAGAGTGCAGATTGCCTGATACTTGTACTCTAAATATAAATAGTTTTGACAATTTGTTTTGCATCCCGGTATTTTTGCCGGGGTGCTTTTAAAGTAAAAGCAACATGAATTTTAAAGAGAAAAAAATAGCTTACGAGAGACTCTTGTCTCCCACTCAGGCCAAACATGACATTGAGCTTTTGAAGAAAGTTTTCAAGGACGAAAGCAAGATAATCACCTTTGCTCGTGATCCTATCAGATATGCCGGTGATATTCTATATGCTCTTCTTGAGCACAAGACACCCGAGCAAATCGTTCAGAACAGACGTAAGAAGCAAGCTGATGCCGACAAAGCCGCCGATCAAGCTGCCGCTGACAAGGTTGCTGCAGATAAGATTGCCGCCGATCAAGCTGCCGCTGACAAGGTTGCTGCTGATCAAGCTGTTGCCGACAAAGCTGCCGCAGATAAGATTGCTGCCGATCAAGCTGCTGCTGACAAGGCTTCTGCCGATAAGATTGCTGCCGATCAAGCTGCCGCTGACAAGGCTTCTGCCGATAAGATTGCTGCTGATCAAGCTGCTACTGACAAGGCTGCCGCAGATAAGATTGCTGCCGATCAAGCTGCTACCGACAAGGCTTCCGCAGATAAGATTGCTGTTGATCAAGCTGCTGCTGACAAAGCTGTAGATCAAACAGTCGATGAAGCTATAGCTCAAGAACACAATGCTGAAGAATCAACAGAACAAATTGTAACTGAAGCTGCTGTCTCAGTAAAGGATGAAGAAAAAAAAAGCGAATAGTAACTAAAGATGAAGAATATCCACTAATAGACTGGAAGAATCTTTCGGATAAACGAGTGCAATTCGCTACGATCATTTACAACGATCGTATCAATACATATAATCAAATGAAGGTTCTTGATCAGGAGCTCGATAAAAAGCCTAAAACGTCAAGCGTGAAGGAAATGGCCGAGCTTCGTATCAGGAACCTTCTTTGTTTTAAAGAACTTCAAAGCTTGAATGACAAAGGTAAATTCCTTTATCAACACCCGTTGATATCTTGTATGAGCGAACGAGAAGAATTGAAAAAACTATTGAGAAACAATCCGACAGAATTTCTACACCGGTACAAGTCGGCTTCAAACAATCTGCGTAGGTATAAAGGGTATGTGAAAAAGAAACGGTCGAAACTCTACAATGAAGACAAAGCCCATTTCAAATATTACCAAGCTTTAGTTGATGTATTCAACAATATAATTCAAGAAAAAAATGGAAACTGATTCCCTTATTAAAATAGACAGTTCCTACCTTAATCGTGTAGAGGAACTGGCATCGCTCGGATATTCCCCTGGGCGTATTGTCTCTATTATTGACCTTGACAGGACGGAGTCAGCCGTGTTGTTATTAAAGCTGAATCTTCCTAATGATGAGTTTTACGAGGCATATCATAAAGGATTAAGCAAGGGCGAATATAAGATGGATTCCTCTTTGCACAAACAGGCGGACGACGGTGACATTGATGCGATCAAACTTATTCAGGAACGCAACGCCTTGAGGCAGGAGCAAGAACTTCGCAAAAAACTATTTGGTGTATGAGTAATTATCTTGATTGTATAGAAAAACTGAATCCGGATATCATTGATAATTTTCTTGAAACCGGAAAATCAGCAGGCATTCCTGAAGATGTACAAATGTTCCTCAAGCAATTGCAATGGGCAGCTGAAATATATGAGTACGAACGTAATATTTCTCGTGCATCTACAGACTTGCGTCGGAGAATAGTTGCTGAACAGCAGATATTAGTACCTGTACGTACTTGTAAAGCTCGTATTTATGCGGCGATCCGCTATTTCAACATCGATAATAACGTATCTACTAAGGTATGGGCCAGCAATTATGCCGACAAATACGAGGATTTAGCCAAAATAGCAGTATCAACAGGTGAGTATAAGACTGCTCTTATATGCTATGATAAGGCCCAAGAGTGCCGAATAAAAGCAAGTGAGGCGGCTGAAACGGACAAAGACTGGGCTCCTGTATTTCTGATCAACGACAATATACCGATTGAGAAGATGGGATTCAAAAAGAAGTCTCTTAAAGAGATTGCCCGTAAGAGTAACGAGGGGTATTATATACGAATGATTGATTCGCTTCCCATTGATCCGGAAGAAAAGAAACGATTACTTAGAGATGCCGATATTGAGGAAGCTAAAATGGTGGAAATAAATGAAGACGGAGAAGATTAATGAACAAGGTACGGCGTTCCCGGATTTTGAGGAGTTTTACATGAATCATATGCAGATTATGGCAAATCTGATTGATCCTAATATATTGATCTGCGAGGATGCGCGTGCAGCCGGCAAGACAGAGGGTGTAATGACACCACGTATTATTCGTGTAGCCAATTCGATGCCGGGAGAGCTGGCGTTTTTGGTACACAAGACTTATGTAGCGTTGATGACGAATGTATGGCCTAATATTGCAGCTTCGTTTGCACGGCCGGTGCAAGGTGGATCCAGGTCGATGCTGCAGTATGGAATAGATTATGTGGTGGGAGAAACGAAACTCCCTTCTCATTTCAAACGTCCGAAATATCCAATTACTTACCCGAAACACAGCATTATTTTTCGTAATGGATTCCACCTGCAGATGGTTAGTTCGGATCAACCGGAATCTGTAGCCGGTCGATCAGGCGTGCATGCCTTCATAGAAGAAATGAAACACAACCGTGGAGAGAAATTAAAGAGCCGGCTATTCCCTTCTTTGCGTGGCTCTTCGTTTGATGTAAGGCAATGTCCCTATTATCAAGGAATCACCGGTGTGAGTGACACAGCACGTGTGGACCTTGGTGAAGATGACTGGTTCTATGACTATGAAAATAATGTGGATCAGGACTTGATTGATGAAATCGCTACTGTGTCAGCGCATGTGAACAAGGCCATGCTTGAGTATTACCAATGTCGGAACATGCAACCGAGGGAAACAAATCCGGTGAAGCTTGAAAAGCTGAGGATGTTACAAGAACAGGCGGAAAAGCAAATCAAACTATGGCAACCACGGCTGAATGAAATGAGAAAGAATTCCACATTCTATATCCGGGCATCCTCTTTCGTAAACAAAGATATACTCGGTCCGAAATTCTTTAAGACTCAGCTCGATACTCTTGATACAGATGAGTTTCTTACATCTATCTGTGCCATCCGGATGAAGTCGGCCGTAAATCGTTTCTTTGCTTATTTCAATAAAAGAAAACACCAATTTTCAGATAGTTACAAGTATGAATCTATATTGAAACTTGATCTAAAAGATAAGTTCATACTGACTGCTGAATATCTGAAGTGGTATAATCCGGATGATGAACTGATTCTCGGATATGATCCGGGACATTTTTCTTCTCTTGTGGTTGCTCAAGACAAGCCAAGGCGTGAGGAATTGCGCGTAATAAAGAATTTTACCTGTTTCTATCCGGCTGAACAGCCCGAATTGGCACGACAATTCTATGATTTTTTCGGAAGTTATGCCAGAAATAAACGCATTATCCTGTTTCATGACCGTGCAGCAAACAAGACACGGGAAGAATATGAGCAGATTACGACTGATGCCAGGGCTTTAAAACGTGAATTAGAGAGTTATGGGTTTACGGTTGAACTAAGAAATGAAGGGCAATCGGTTATTTACCATTGGCAACAATTCAAGTTGATGCAATTCATATTCTCCGGGCGTACTCATTCGCTTCCTACCGTGATTGTGGATGAGAATGAATG